CTCATACGTCCCTAATCGGGTGTCGTTGTTGACCTTTATAGAGCAAGGTATCGGGTCGCTCCATTCAACGGAAGCGGTATCGTCAGCCTCGCCCCATTCATTCAGCCCTCCTTCGGTCACTATCGCATATTTCAACGTGCCGTTTGTCCTCATATCCTTTACCAGAGATTAGAGCCATCCTCGATAACCCTTGCGTAATCGTCAAGTTCCTCCTCCGCATCAAGCCCGTAGTAATTGCACCAATACAAAAGGCTCTCTTTGATTGCATCCTCTCGCACGGCGGTAGTAACGCCGTTCTCGCTTCGGCTGCTCTCCACATAGCCGTGGATGAGCCGCGCGGCGCAACGGAAGATTGCGGGGTCTTTCGGTGTCGCGTCGGCTTCCGCCTCGATGCCCTCATTGAAGAGGATTGTTTCGAGCGTGGCTTTGTCGGGATAGAAAGTGTTTGCTATCGCGTTGCACAACGTGCTTAATGCTCGGAGGTTGTTCATGTCTGCTTACGCTTCGGTTTTGAGAGTATAGATGCCATTCATCTCGGTAATGACGGGCAATGCCATCACTTCCGCCTTGGTGAACTCAACGCCATTGCTGCCCTGCGTCTCGCCAACGCCCCACTGCGACACGCGGATGCGTCCGTAGTTGGAGTAGGCAACGCCGTTTTCGGGCTTCAATTCGCTGTTTGCCCATGCGTTCTTGACGAGACCCAACTTGCCCTCTGGAATAAACACGATATTCTTCGCGTTCCACGGAGTGTAAGGGGTGCGGGTCGTGCCGTTCTGAATGAGAACCTGCCTACGGATAGGCTCGAAAACAGGATAGTTGTTCTCGGTCATATAGGCGTTGATGTCTTTGAGCTGAACCATCTTTGAGGACTTGTCAGTACCCCAAATCATCTGCTTCATCTTCTTCGTGCGGCACATATAGCTAATCTTGCTCGGCGCGAGAAGTGCCTTTGCAAGCACGGTCTTGTCCTGCGCCGCATCGATGATTGCCTGTATGTCCTCGAAGCAGTCCACAGTGTCGATATTCGCGTCAGTCCATGCGGTGGTTGCCGACGCGATATTCTCTGCGGGCTGATTGAAGCTGATTTTGCCCCTTACGCCGCCCTCGGGGTTGGTCTCATCGTCAAGCTCCATGACACCCTCATTGGAGAGCGGACGGAGGAACATCATATCCAGCTTGCCGAGAACGGACTTTACGACCGTCTGCACGTTGCCGAACATGAGAGTGATGAGCTGCTGCGTCTTTGCGGCATCGGGGAGGGACTTGCTGTCGAGGATTTGCAGAACCTTGCGATAATCCTGCATTGTCATCGGCAGGGTGATGGCGTGGGAAAGGATTGTCTCTTTCAGAGTTTCAAGCCCCTCCGTGCCAAGTATCGCCTCTTTCGAGTTGTCGCCAATCGTGGGAGCTGCCACGGTGAGGTTGTACTGACCGATAAGCTCCTCGAAGTTCAGCCCGATAGTAGGCACATCCCAATCAAGATAGTTCTCAAAGATTACGTTGTCGAAGAGCTTTTTGTTAAGCTCCGACACCTTGTCAAAGCGCACCTGTACATTTCTCGTCAGTGCGCCGAAAATTGAAGAATAGAGAAATTCTGCCATAATCGTTTACTGCTTAATGAACAGGATGTTCGGATTAGACTTCAAGCAAATGCCGTTCTTCCAATCGTCCAGCACGGGGCAGGCGAGGCTCGGATAGAGCACAACCGCTTCGTATGCCGCATCGATTGTCGGGATGCCTTTGCCGTCAAATTCTTTCACTGCTCCGACAACGGCGTTTGGCGCATACTTCGATGTCGCCGTTGCGCCTGTCTCGGTCACGGCTTCGCTCTCTACAAGCACATCGTCAGCCGCAAGCCCTGTATAGGCAGCGGAGAGCGTCAGCACATCGTAGTCGGCGTTGCTCGTGTCGATTGCGGAGATTGTCGGCGTGGAAGCTCCATCGCCGTTCTTTGTGACCACATCGCCAGCCGCGAAGAGATGCCCCTTGGCAACCCTCGGCTTCGTGGTCGTGCCGCCCGAAAGCACCTTTGCGGTCTTGCAGACGGCGGCGGTCATCGTCTCGAAATCCACATAGAGCGGAGTGCCACGGTGAAGCACCGTGCCAACGGCGAAATCCTGCGCAGGCTTGAAACCGCCTGGCAGCATCCTGCACTCACCCCTCCAAATTTCGGGGAAATGACCTGCAACCTTGGTTCTCTTGAACTCAATAGCCATTTTTGCAATCAATTTTTAAGTTAACGAATAGGAGCTTACTTGTCGGGAAGGCTCTTTGCCCACGCTTCCGCACTGGCTTTCATCGCCTGTTCGTCCGCCTTGCTCGTTTCATGCGCCTGCTCCTTGGGCATGAGATTGTTCGTTACCAAGTCCTGCTTGATTTCCGCAAGCTCCTTGTCGAGGTCTGCATCATCCGCAAAGGACATGCGCTTCAACAGATAGCTTGGGATGCCCAGCTTCTTGGCTTTCTCGGCGATTTCGCCCTGTCTCTGTTCTTTCGCTTTCTCGGCTTTGAGTGCCGCGTTCTCTTCCTGCAATGCTTTCAGAGCCGCGTCATTCGATTGCTGATACTTTCTGAACCATTCGGGAGCTTCATCGCCCGTGCTTTCGCCCTCATGCTCGCCCTCTCCTTTGGATTGCTGCTTTGATTGCGTTGTTTTCTTTGATGTCTTCCTCGTGATTTCGCCTTGCGTCATTTTGGCGTAAGGCACGAGCAAATCCACCTTTTTTGTGATGTCCTCGTCGGAGGCATCATCGGAAAGACCGTCAGAGCCGAGCGTGGCAAGCTCATCGAGTGCTTTATCCGTCAAGCCCATATCCTTGCATTTCAATGATAGGGCTTCCCTTAATTTCTTGTTCATATTATAGAGGTATATAGTAATCCGCCTACAAAGGTAATGGTATTTTCCGAGAAAGTGCATAACAAGCACGAAAAATTTTTAAGTGAGAAAACTCGTGAATATCACATATTTAAGCGTATTCGGTAAGATTTTGTTGCAGTCGTACAGAATTTTTACAGGCATTTTTCTTGCGAAAAAGTTGGCTATTATAAAAATAGTCTATATCTTTGCAACATCAATCAGAGCTTAATAGGCACGATTGAGACAAAAATAAAGTTCAACGCTAAAAAAATAAAAGACAATGTTACAGAAAGAATTTGAGGAAAGAGCGATAAAGGTCACGGAGCGGGAGTTCTCCGCAATCAATGCGGTCTATGAATACAGCGACCTCGAAAAGGACGAGTTCTGCAAGCTGTGGTGCAAGATGAACTACGCCCGCGTAGCAGCCTATAAAAAGGCACAGAAGAAGCTCGCCGTCGAGCAAGCCAATAAAGACCTCCTTTATAGCATCTATTGGAAGCTGGCAGATATGCAATACTTCCTCCCTATCGATGAGAACCTATCAAAGAAAGAACTCTCCTCCTTGAAAGAGGCAGGAATAGAGATATATAGCCAACATTATAATGCAGAGAACCTATATAAGCAGACAGTTGAAGTCCGCTACGACCTCGGCAGGGCATTGAAAATCATTAAATAATTCATCATAAAAAACAACGCACAATGGAAAAGATTTCAATCACAATCACCAACCGCACACAGGAAGTTGCGGACAGGGAGTTAAACAAGCTCTTCGATGAGCTTGTGCCAGCAAGAGGCAAAGCCGACACAAAGGCAGGCGAGATTGTTCGGGCTATGGCTCGGCTCGCTTACAGGTGGTTCAACGACGGCGATATATTCGGCGTTGGCTACGGCAAACAGACTTGCAACCCCGCAGGGCGTTTTCTCGGTGATAAGCTGCCCGAAATAGAGGACACACTATGGAAGCTCTACGGCATCACCAACGAGAAGCGTTACGAGCGGGGCTTGCTCGAAGTTCAGAACTACGTCATTGACTACATCAACGCCAATCCGCAGCTCAAAACGGAAGCCAACGAAGATGACTATCTCGATTGGAGGAACGAAGAGGAAGACGTGGATGATACGGAAGAAGATTACGAAGAAAGTTTAGAAGAAGAATGGTAATAGAACGGAAGCAAAAGAATGTTAAAATAAAGATTTGTTATTTGAGTATCAAATATTAATGCTAACTTTGCATATGAAGATATACACAAGCTATTTCGGTAACGCCTCGAAACTGGGTAAGGCGGGGGTGAGAATGATTAGCGTGGCACGCTATCAGCCAAGATTCCTGCCAAACATACCCAAACTGCTGAACGTAGCACCGACCCCCTTCATGTTGTCGGACAGATGCTCGGAGGAGCTATATCTGAAGATGTATGACAACATCCTCTTTCATCTTAAAGCGGAGGACGTGATGCGGGAGATAGAGATGTTGGCAAAAGGGTCGGACGTGGCACTTTGCTGCTACGAGAAACCAACGGATTTCTGCCACCGTCACATATTGGCAAAGTGGCTGACGGAACAAACGGGGGTAGAGGTGAAGGAGTTCGAGGAGAAGAAGATGATAGAGCTTGATTTGTTCGGATGATATGCGGTGATAGTTCAACGGTCAGAACAGTTGCATTC